GGCAGGATCGCGTCCCACTCGGGGTGCCCAAGGTGGTCGTCAGCAGCTACCGGCCCGTACACCTCGTCGGTACTGACCCAGACGAGTGCCTTAGGCTTCAGCTCACGCGCGAGCTCTAGCGTCGTCAGGACGACTTCAGTGTTGTTCATGATGAACGGGACCGGGTCGGTGATAGACCTGTCTACGTGGCTCTCAGAGGCGTACGCGACCAGGTAGTCAATCGCGCCGATCTGCTCAACGGCCTGACGGCTGAACGGTGCCCGGAGATCGTGGGTAATGACCTGCGTACGCTCGTGCCAGCGGCTCTCTTGGGCCGGACGCATCTTCGGCGCGTTGGCGAGCACCTCGCGGATACGATCGGTCTTGCCCTTGTGCCGGAACGAGTCGGTGAGGACCACATCCCAGTCCGTTTCGACGAGGATGTGCTCGAAGAAATGGTGGCCGACGAAGCCACCTGCTCCGGTGATAAGAACCCGCGTCATGGCTTGAAGCTCCTTACAGTATTGGCTACCTTGAGCGCTTCCCAGAGCTCCATATCAGGGTACAGAGGCAGCGTAACTAGAGTCTTCCACACCCGGTCAGTAACGGGGAGCCTAGGACTGCACCAGTCGAACAAGTCAGGGTACTCAGTCAGCGGCTTGTAGTGCACGCCGGCCGACACGCCGTTGCTGATCATATGCTCAATGAACCGCGGTCGAACCTTTTCTGACACGCGCACCACGTACAGGTGATTGGAGCCCGCGGGGTTCAGCGGCGGCAGGTCGATCCAGGTGTGATTCAGGTAATAGAGCTGGTCGTTGTAGATATCAGCGATACCGAACCGGACGGCATTCATTTCGTTGAGCCGCTTGAGCTGGACGCGGCCGAGCGCGGCGGTCAGATCGTTCATGTGGGCCTTCTCACCGTCCTGGGTGATGTTGTAGTCCCACCCGTAGCCGACGCGAGCGTCTTTGTCACGGTCCCACGTTGAGCGGTCAATGCCCAGCCAGCGGAGGCGCCGGAGGTCCTTAGCAACCACCGGGTCGTTGGTCGTGATCATGCCGCCATCCCCCGTCGCTAGGTTCTTCACAGCGTGGAACGACCAGGCGGCAGCGTGCCCGTACAGGCCAGCCCGTTGAGATCCTGCGGCGTGTGCGCAGTCTTCGAGGACCCGGTTCTGCGTGAACCCCCACGGGACGTTAGTGACTGTACCTCCGTACCAGACAGGAAGTACACCAGCGTGCTTACCGGTTTCTAGGTAGATCTCTTCGGCGAGCTGTTCGGCGTGACTCCAGTTGATTGTCAGGGTGTCCTCGTGGATGTCTGCAAAGACAACCTTGTGCCCGGCGTGCTGGAGCGCCATTGCCGACGACACGAAGGTGAGCGCTGGCACGATGAAGGTACGGGACTCCGGGCAGAGCGCTCGTGCGGCCAGTTCTAGCGCCGCGGTACCGCTGTTGACGGCTATGGCGTGGTGCTTCCCTACGTAGGAGGCGAACTCTTCCTCGAAAGCTTCCACCTCGGCGCCCATGCCCCACCAGCCGGAGCGAAGTACTCGCGTAACCGCGGCTACCTCGGCGTCGGTGCAGGACGGCTTGAACAGAGGAATCGTCATGCGTTCACCTGGAGGTGGTCCCACTGCGGCTCGCCCCATCGTTCCATGATGAGGTACTCGCCGCTGATGCCGGTCGGTGATGTGAAGTTCCCGCCGTGCGTGCTCGTCACCTTGAAGCCGTTGCGCTCGTGGAAGGCGACGACTCGGGTGTTATGGGGCATGACGCGGAGCCAGTAGTGGTCAAGCCCGTAGGCATCCATCAGCATTCGCATCGCTGTACGCATGTAGCCGCCGCGGGCATACAGGCGCTCGCCGAGAACCATTCGCTCCAGTTCGCCCTTGCCGTCCTTGATAGTCATACCGACCATGCCGATACTGACCTCGTTGAGCAGCACAATGTAGACGTTCTGGCTTGGGTCTTTCTGGTACGTCTCATAAAACCAGTGCCGATGCCCTTGGGGCGTCAGGTCGGGCTGAGCCGGAAACCACTCTTTGTTCTCGTTCCGCCAGTGAACAATCCATGGCGTGTCGAACGCGTCTAGCTGCCTAAGGCTGATTTCGGTCATACGGCTGTCCATTCCGAGATCGAGGTGTACCGATGGTGAACGAGCACCTTGCCGATCGGGTGGAACGGGTAGAGGCTCGCGATGTTCTCAAGGAACAACCCGTCAGCGTGCCTGTTCATTCCCGCGTCGCTGGTCTCTATGAACCACGGGTAGGACACTTCATCAAGGCAGCGACGCGTGTGCACCACTTGTCCGCCGTCTACCTGACAGTCCATCTGACCGGAGCCCTTGAGAGAGTTAGCCGCGATCCCGCTTACCGGGGGGCTGGTATGCCCCGGCTCCGAGGTCAAGTGGTGATGCAGACTGAACCAGGCGGCCTCCCAGTCAGGGTGGTCTTCGAAGGCTTGGACGCAAACCTCGGCAACGTCCGGCTCGAACAGGTCGTCGTCGCTGAGATAGAGAATCAGGCTGTCCATAGCAGCTAGCCGGTAATACTGGTTGAGCAGCCAGCAGGAGACATAAACACTCGCACGTAGCTCGTCGCTGAGATCCAGCTCTTCGTAGTGGACGCGGGTGTCGTCGAGCAGACCGGAGTCCTTGAGGGCCTGCCTCGTCGCGCCACCGTCTGTGGAGTTCTCAAGGACCCAGCACTCCCAGTCACGCAGGGTCTGCGCCTCAATGCTGCTCAAAGCCTCTACTGCGTACTCGCCCTTGTTGTGCGAGAGCAGGAAAAACGAAACCTTCGGGCTCATCCTTGGAACTCCCATCCGACCGGGTAGAGGCTCTTGTACGCGTCCACCCATTTGGGCCAGTGCTTCTCGATCGTCCACTGCCCGGCCGTCTTAAAGGCCGCCGCTTTCATCGCCGCTAGCAGGAAGGGGTCTCCTGCCAGTTCGGACAGGTACTTCAGCCACTCGTGCTCGCGCTTGACCAGGAAGCCGTTCACGCCGTGCTGAATGAAGTTCCGGTAGGGTTCTACATCGCTAGCTACGACAACAGCGCCGCGGGCCATGTACTCCAGGGCCTTGATGGGGCTCTTGGAGCGCGCGAACTCGGTGTCTAGCAACGGGCAGATGCCGATGTCGAAGTCGATCACGCGGTAGTAGAGCTTGGGGTCGTCCGTGACATGAATCCACGGCATGAAGAGGGCGTCCTTGACCTTGAACTGGTCCCGGTAATCCACACCGCCGATGCAGAGCTGCCACTCAGGGAACCGCTTGATGAACCGGCGCACAGAGGACGCGGCCTGCTGAATATCCCGGTCATGGGATGAGCCTCCGATCCAGCCGATCCTTGGCCGACCGTTCCGCGGGTCATGCTCAAGGTCAAGGACCCACTCAGGGATGCAGTTGGGAAGCACCGTGACGGGGACGTGGGGGCTAAGCCTGCGGTGTGTGTCGCCGAGGTGAGGCGTGGTGGTCGTGATCATGCCCGCGGTGTTGCAGTACCTAAGGACGGCCTCGCGGATCTCCCCGCCCTGCTTATAGGTCTCGTAGGCCATAGCGTTCTCATGCGTGATGTTGAAGATATCGTCGTCGTTCTCGTACACCGTGCGTAGCGTCAGGGAACTGCCCATCCGACGCCATAGGCCAAGGCCGTCGTAGGCGTTCACTCGCTGAGCGATCAGGAGGTCTGCGCCCTCGGTGTCTTCGAGCGTTAGGGGAGGGTCAGGGATCTTAGCCGTAGAGACTGAGGCTCGGCGCCAGATCACATCAACGTCATCGGCGTACTTCTCTACAGCCTGTAGTGGAACTAGCATCCGGTACCAAGCGCACCCGGTGCCTCCGTCGTGGGCTGCAACGATTCTCATAGGCCCTAGTCTACCGACGCCGTATAAGCGACTAACCCTCCATAAGCACAGCGCTTATGAAGGGTTAGCGGGTAAGCCTAAACACAGAACACCCCTGCGTACACCCATCCATATCTGGAGGATCACACAGGGCTGTTACTGCCTAAGGTAGCTGTCTCAGGTCTGCTTCCAGACGCCCGAGTCGGGGAAGGCCGCGGTCGGGTGAGACCAATCGCCATCCGCTACGGGGCCGGAACAGTGATCGACTGACTCCCAGCCGCCGTCTGACTTCGGGTGCTCGGGAGCATGCTTAGCACCGTGCTGGTCGTTCTCTTCGGGAGTGCCTTCACCGCTGATGATAGGCTTAGCGCCCTTCACGGTCGGCTTGGTCACAGGACCCCAGGTGTCGCCCATTACTTAGTCTTCTTCCAGGTCAGAGGCGTCGGCCGGTACTCACTCGGCCCCGTCTTGGTGGTGTACTGGTCCGTGGGCGTGCCTTCGTCCATGTCCGGCGTGCCGTGAGCATAGGACTTGTCGATATCCGAACTCTGCTCCGACTCAGTGGACGGGAGCTTCCCGAACGGGTCTTCGCTCATGGTGTTGCCACCAGACATGCTACTCCCCGCTGACAGGGACTTCTTCGCTAGGTGCGTCAGGTCTTCCATCGTCGGTCACCTCCTGTACTTCTACTTCATCGGAAACTTCGTCAGGCGTGTTGCCGGGTGTCGGGCCGAAACCGTCAGGCATGCCGGGAGTTGCGTCCCGACGAGCTGCGTTCGGCCCGTACGACCCTACAATCGGGAGACCCTTCGGCATCACCGGGTTCAGCGCCTTCATGGCTTACGGCTGACGGTGCACGCGGGGCTTGGTCCGGCCAACGCCCGTGTCGGTCGGGCGGTTGCCTTCAAGACCCGGAAGGGACTGGCCAGGCGAGTACCCGTCGATGAACTTCGTAGAGTCCTCGTCGCCACCGATGTTCAGCGTGGTGCTGACTTCGCGGTTAACGCCGCCGATGTAGCCCCAAGGGTCGGTGTAGGTGACGGTCTCGCCACCGTGCGCCGGGTGACCGCCCGCGGTGCCGGACAGGCCGGTGTCCGCGGTGACGCTCGGGCCAATGCCGGAGAAGCCTTCGTCGAGCTGGCCGGGCTGAGTGGTAACGTCGGCGGCTTCGCCGTGCGCTCCAGTGGTGCCGGACAGGCCGGTGTTGTAGCTAGAGTGCACGCCACCGGGGAGTTCGGAAGGAGTCTGGCCCTCCTGGTTAGTCGGGTCAATGCCAGCATCGGCACGGCCCTGACGCGCGGGCGCCGGGGACTGCCGTGCGGGCTGCCCGGAACGACCGGGGTTCTGCCCGGACCTTGCAGTTGCCATCTTTGAGCCTGCCTCTTCTGTCGTTGAGCTCTGTACCCAGTGTAGGTTAGAGCCTTTCTCCATACAAGCTCATCAAATCGGCCTTGGTCATGCCCGCCGCTTCGTCCGGGTCGTGACCCTTGGAGACCGCGTACTCGGCCCACAGTGCCTTGGGCTGGTTGCCGTAGGGCTTCTTGATTTCCTTCGCGGGCTCGTCGGCCGCGGGCTTGGACTCTTCGTCTAGCGAAAACAGGTCCGCCCGCGGTGAGCCATCCGGGTTCAACAGCTCGGCGTAGCGCTCTTCAAGAGTCATCTCGCGAGGCTTCTCGTCCTCGGGCACGCCGTCTAGTGCACGCTGTACCGGAGAATCGGCGTCGGGGTCAGTCGCGGATAGCACCTCGGGGTCTGCGCCCTCTTGAGCTTCCACGTACTCAGCGATCCCGGCCGCCACGACTCCAGCCGCGATCTCGTCGTCGAGTAGGTACCGGGTGCCCACGTCGCCGATGTATGGGTGGACTATGCTGCCGTGAGTTAGACGTACGCCTCGCATCAGACGCCGTCTTCCTTGGCGATAACGAATGCAGTGACCACCCCGGCCGAAGTACCTGAACCAGAACCCGCAGTTGCGGTGAACTGAACGAATCGTGCGGGGGTGTTTTCAACTACCTCTAGGCCAGTCCCGGCGTTCTCCGGCGAAGGCCCTTGATAGTTCAAACTGTACCAGGAGGCGCCGTCTAGAGAGCCTTCTAGCTCGAAAGACAGCAGAAGGCCACCTCCGGTGACGTCCGCGACCGTGATCTGAACAGCGAACGAGTTCATTACCCGAGTAAAATCGAGCGCCTCACTAGTTGAAGGCGTACCCAGTAGATCCCCGCCGTTGCTGCCACTTTCGAGGCTGACAGCATCGAAGAGGTTGGCCGGAATAGTCCACGAAGACATGATGTACCTTTCTAAAAGGAAGAAGCTCGTCTCCCTAGTGTACCGGGAGACGAGCTTCTTCTTACAGACTGCCGATCAGGTAGCGCCGCCCTTGAACAGCACGACCGGCTGCGACCGGGTAAGGGCCGTAGGCGGGTTCAGCAAGTTGGAGTCCGCACGCACGACGGCCCGGAAGGACACCAGGTCGGTGCCGAACGCGAAGTCATCCGAACGCTCGAACCGAACGCCACCGATAAGCCGCACCACGAACTGGGAGAAGTCCCCGAACGCGATGGACAGGTTGTTCGAGCCGAACTGCGGCATGAACGGGTCGGCGACGATCGGCTTGCCCAGGAGCAGGTCCGGCGCACCCAGAACAACGCTGGGCTCCCAGATCGGACGGCCGACAGTGTCAACCATCTGACGCAGGGTGCCGAGACTCTGGTCCGCGGCCAGCCAGTAGCAAGACCGGCTCTGGCGGTACGGCGCGATGACGCTGTACTGCACGTTGACCAGGTCCTGGTACCTAGGAGCACCGGTCGAAGCCGCGCCCCCGTAAGCACCCGACACGGCGCTGGAGGCAGCACCGGTCACGGCAATCGGCGTACCGGAACCCAGGATCGAACCGGACATCTGACCGGCGTAGAGCGAGCCCGCCCCGCCGATCATTGCCTGACCTAGGGTGTTGCCCAGGTTACGACCGGCCGACATGGCCAGGTAGCCCAGCAGGTCCACGCCAGTGTCGTCCAGAAGCTCGCGAGGAACCTGGATGAGCTGACCGAACTTGTTGGAGGTCAGGGTCTTCTGCCCGAAGCCAGGGTCGGCAGTGGCCAGAGCCGCGGCCTGAGCCGCACTGACGTTGACGTATGCACCAGCGGTGGTCTGACCGGTCTGCTGCGTGACGTACGGCATCTGGATCGGCTCACCACCAGCGGTGTTGAGGACGTTCGGTCCACACTGCATGACGCCGGAGACTTCGATCAGGAACGAGATGAGCTGGTCGTAGAAGTCGATCGGGACGATGCCCGCACCGGTGTTGTTGGTGAAGGAGTTCGGCGCGACGTAACCGTCAGACAGAGTACGGGCCTCCCGCGGGGACATCGGGCTGCCGGTGTTGCCGTTGATCCGCAGCGCGCGGCCCATCCGGCTTTCGGCGAACTTCGCCTGGTTGAAGCCCAGGTCCACAGGAGCGCTACGCTCCTTGTTGCCCAGAGCGCGCAGCTCGGCGCTAAGCTTAGCACCTTCGCGGTTCTCACTCGGGCCGGACCGGCTCTTATTCGCGAACTCGTTGAACGCGCTATTAGTCGCGTTCTCGCGCTTCTCGTCTTCCAGGACCTGACGCAGGCGCTTATCGATCGCATCGACGTCGGCGTGAGCCTTGTCGAACTTGGTCTGCTCGTCCACGGTGAACGCGGAACGCTTCTCTTCGACGAGAGTAGCGTGCATGGCCTTGATCTCGTGCCAGGCCCGCTGCTCCTGCTCGTGGAGCTGCTTGGCGATTTCGGATGCCACGGTGATTTCCTTTCGTGAGGCATCTTGCTTTCGCCGGCTCCGTACGCATGGTGCGCTGGCCTCGGCTGTACTTCTATCTTCTAGGATAGGTACTTGTACGTTATGTGCAAGTACCTATTCCCAGCAAGTTACTCGGTTCCGGACTCGTCCGTAGCATCGTCTTCGACGTCCAGGTCGAGTTCACTGACCATGCTCATGCGAAGCTCAGCCATCTTGGCCATAGCCTCCATCGCGGTCAGGGTCTTCGGCTCGGCGCTACGGCCCTCTTCGGTTGCGGTCTCGGTCTGCTCAGTCTGCTCGGTCTTGGCGTTAGCCGCGGCGAGAGCCCGCTCTTCCTCGGCAGCCAAGAACTCGTTCATCCGCTGCTCACAGATCTGAAGCAGGGCACGTTCCATCGGGTTGTGCATGCCGATCCCGAACTTGCCCGCGGCGGCGTGCACCTTGGGAGCCGCTTCGGCCGCGAACTTCTTGCCCTGGGCGATCCGGGCGAGCGCGTTCCGGACGTGGTTGGCGTCGTGGATCGGGTAGTGCCGGTTCTTGTTGGGCTTGGTACGGCCGTTGACCTTCGTGCCGCCTGGCTCGATGTAGGCAAAGTCACTGTCCGGCAGGGCCTTGCGAGCGGCGCTGGACAGAACCTTCCGCTCTTCGACAGAACTGTCTTCCACGGTGGTTCGATCCTCTTCCTTGGGCGTAGCGGGGGTGTTAACTGCGGTCGCGATGTCATCGACAACCTCAGTCTGTCGCTGCTCGGCGGATTGCTTGTCCAGCCGGGGAGCGGAAGTACGGTCGGTGCGCTTGAAGAATTTCATCGCCTGGCCGGCTTCGAGCATTGAGCGAACCTCGTCGGGCTCGGCGTGCACCCAGCGGGCCAGAGACTCAACAGCGCCGGTCATGGAGCGCGCGGCAGCCGAGGTGTCCTTGTAGGCCGGGTCCATAACGGGCGCTACATCAATCAGCTCAACGCTGTGCAGGGTCCGCAGGGGCTCGTTCCACTTAGTGACGCCCCACTCGTCGCCGCCCTCATTGCAGCGGAAAGCGAAAGAGCTGAAGGCTACGTCGCGGCGCTCAATGAGCTCCAGAACGTCCTTGCGGGTCTCAGGAGGGACCACATCGTAGGCTAGGCCGCGCTCATCCAAGGCGATCTTGCAGGTTCCGGCGTTGGTGGTGCCCAGAACCATGTCGTCGCGGTGATTGTAGCGGCAGACCACGTCCGGGAAGCCCGCGTCGCGGGACTCGGTGAAAGCCTCGCGGCTCACGATCTCTTTGAAGTTTCCCAGTCGCCTAGAGAGCTTCTCAAAGACCGACGCATAGCCGGTGATGTGCTTCTGGTCGCTGCCTTCAGCCGTCCGGACCTCAGGAGCGTCCTTAACGAAGCGCACTTCCGGGAACAGAGCACTCATGGCCCGTCCCTTGTCGTCCGTGCGGTTCTCAGTGTCAGTCACTGGTGGTCCTTTCGGGTATCCCTGCTTCCAGAGTAGGTATACCTTCTTGCGCGTGCAACTACTTCACTGCCCGACTGGAGCGCCAGAAGGGCCACCGAACTGCTTCTCCGGCATAGAACTCCAGGGGCCGGTATTCGCGCTGACGTGAGCGATATACGCGGGAGCCATAGTCTGACCGGCTTCCTGGAGGCCTTCGTAACGGTGGTGGCCGTCCGCGATGACCTTGTGGCCGTCCGGGCCTTCGAAGAGAACGATAGGCTCCTTGAGCGAAGTTTTGCCCTTGCTCACACGCTTCGCGGCCTTCTTGGCGTTCTCGTGAACCAGGTCCGGGTTGTGCGTAGCGTTCCACTGCGCCTGGTCGTGGATATCGATTGAGCCCATAGGGACTTCAGTCGGTCCAGACCAGTTGGCGTCGTTCACCCAGGTCAGAGCTTCGACCGGGAACCGCTGAGCCAACTGGGCGTAAACCTGGGTCTTCGCGGGCAGCTTCAGGCCGTTCACCTGGATATGCCTCTGGTGCTTAGCCTGCTGTTCCATTGTCTCGCCCTGAAGGACCATGTCCCGAACCCCGCTGGAGTGCACAATAGGCGCCCAGAGGTCAGAACCTGCCATCGGCTCGGCCATGGAGGGCTCAAGGGACTCGATCCGGTCCTTGCGGTCCAGGATGCTGACCCAGAGGCTCTGCGCCTCGGCGCGTACTTCGTACGGCAGGTCCATGTTCCGCTGGACACCGATCAGGCTGGCTAGGAAGCTCGCCGGGTCCTGGGTCAGGGGCAGCGGGGCGTTAGGCTTGCCGATCGGAACCTGTCCGGTCTGCGGTACCTGAGCTTGCGGCATGCCATTCTGGCCCTGCTGCGGCTGCTGTCCGCCACTCTGTCCGGCTGGCCCAGCCTGGTTAGCTGAGGGAGGAGCGGCAACCTGGGTCGCTGTGGTCTTCTCCAGCTTGATCAACCTGTCCGTCGCGATGTCCATCTCAAGGACGATCGCCTTCATCAGGCTCTTGGGGATAGCGCCGGCACGGGTGCCCATCGCGTTCATCAGGGTCAGCGGCATGGCTTCGGCGCCTATGCCCAGGGGCAACGGGTCCAGGTCTTCGAGCTCGCGCTGTTCGTCTGAGGTCCGGAAGCCGATGTTCCGTTCGATCTGGTAGATACTCATGCGGGTCTGAAGGTCGGTCTTCAGCAGAGAATCGGCCCAGAACTTGGTGAACCGGTTCCGCGGCAGGAGGTCGAAGTAGGCCTGCTCCATCTTGGTCAGCCACGGCCGCAGAGATTCGATGATCTGAAGGGTGGACTGCTCGACGGTGTTGTAGGTCAGGGAGTCGCCGCGGGTACCGCCTACGCGGTCCGGGGGGACGTTCAGGATTGCCGCGATCTGGGTGGCGTTGAGCTGCATCGCGTCAATGAACTGGGCTTCTGACGGCGGCACGGTGACGGGCTTGTAGTCCCAGTCGCGGCCGTAGACGAGGGGTTCGCGCCGACGAAGGCTCTTGACGAGCTCGGCCCGGATCTCGGCTGCCGCGGTAGCGTCGATCTCGATTTCGGCGTTCTGGAAGGTTCCGGGCGGGAAGCCTCCGGCCTTGTACCAGTCGGTTCCGTACTGCTGAGCTTCCTTGCCCGCGGTGATGGTCAGTGCGAAGGCCCGCATAGCGGACAGGCCCTCAATACGGCCAGGCAAGGTGTAGGCAGGGATGTGGAACAGCTCGGAGTCCGGGCCGAACCAGCGGCACTCCCGGCCGAAGACGAAAACACGTCCGTCTAGCGGATTCCAGCTCTGCTGATCGCGCGGCTCCATGACGTAGACGTCCTCAGGCGGAATCCATTCGATCCCGGTGGGGAAGCCATACCCGTCGCGGCCGGTGATGTAGCCCCATGCGTTGCCCTGGAGCACCATGGAGACCATGCAGGAGAAGATCCAGTCGAACTGCGTGCCGATGACGCTCGGCTTGTCGAAGAGGGTCGGGCCATAGTACCGGGTGTGGGTACGGGTACCTTGACCGCGCAGATCCTGGTAGACCCGGAGGGGGAGGGAGGCCGCGTTGTCAGCGAGAAGCTTGGAGCCAGCGTAGAGGGCGGGCAGGCCAAGAGCTTCTTCGGCACCGTAGAAGGCGCGGGTGGGGTGCGCTGGTCCGCCCACGTCATAACGCATGAACGGATTAGTCCAGGGTTGCCAAGGAACCCCACCGATGACGCGCTGCTCTTCGCCCGACGCCCTAATGTTTTCGAGAAGTCCCACGGGACAGTACACCCTTCAGTTAACCCAGGATGTACCAGGTTGGCTCCCGTGAGGGCCTCAGCTCGGTACGTACCGCTGTTAAAACTAAGACTACAGGCAGATGGCGCCGACTACGAGCACGCCCAGAATGAACAGGCCTGACAGGACGCAGATGAGGCGCAACCACGGCGGGTAGGCGCTGTTGGCGGTGTCGTAACACACGCCGATGAATGTCCATGCCGCAGCGACTATGAAAAGGCCGATCATGATGCGAGGTTCTTCCGCTTCTTGGGCTCGGTCTGAACCTTCGCGCCGGCCCGGTACCCGTACTTGATCGCGAGCGTCATGAACTTGAGGGCTCCGGCGATAGCGAGGTAGGTCCGGCCAATGAGGAAGCCGATGAAGGTCAGCACGCCGAGGACGGCGGTCGCGAGCACGCGTGAGGGGGGATTGGCTACGGCCCAAGCCTGTGCTTCAGCCCTGAGGGCGTCCACCGGAGCTACAGGGGCCTCTACTGCTTCTTCGCTCATTCACCCAGTGTACGAGGGCAGGTGCCGCGATCAGGATAGACCCGGCACCTATCAGCAGGAAGCCATATTGGCGGGTAGCTATATCGTAGAACGTCCAAGGGATCTGAATCAGGACGCAGAGCACCGCGGCGAGCAGGGTCTTGCCTCGTAGGGCGATTCCCATTACCGCGATGTTCAGCGCGCCAAGGACGAATGAGGCGACTATCAATGGTGCGGGTAAGGATCGTAGACGTGAACACCGGGAGGAGGCGTCGGCAGCGCGGGCAGGCACCACCAGACGGCTAGGCGGGTGCGGTCCTGCTTGTCTAGGAACCTTTCCCCGTCCCATGTCGCCCAGCAAGCCCGGTTGAACTCGCGACACCAGATCCAGAGTCCGCGGTGCCTAGGGATACACTGCCCGTCACCGAGCCGGAACCACTCTGGGCGGAACTTGAGCTCATTCATGCGTCTTTACCCCCGTGCCGGTAGGGTCGGGTCTTGTTGTACTCCAGCTTGCGGTTGAACTCGAAGGCAAGGTCGATGCCCCACCGGTCACAGTTGTCGAGCAGCCGGATCAGGATGTCTGCGAACTCGGAGCCTACACCTTCGGGCTTGTTCACGACTCCGGCGAAGGGCGTGTCGTCAGGCTTGGTCTGGTCCTCGCCTCCGTGAGTGCGGTACGCCTCAACAGCCTCGGAGACCTCGCTGTGAAGGAGGGCCATAGCCTGATAGAACGGAACGTCTTTGTCGTACCAGCCGCGGTCCTTGTTGACGAGGACGACTTCGGCCTGCATCTCGGCGAGAGTTTCAGCCAATCGATCTGAGTAGGTCATAGGATCTCCAGCTCTTTCCCCAGTACATGCTCTAGACTGCCGTCGTCCCACTTAACGACAACGCAGCAAGCGTCTTTACACGTTGAGCACCAGATGCCGCTGCTGGGTTCTGGACAAGGCACCTCCGGGTACCGCATGCACGCGCACTTACCCGATGCTTTTGAGGGGGTCATAGGATCTCCGCTTCATGTTGAGTATGTAGGCAGCTAGGGTAGCGCTGGTGATAGGGGTAATATCCGATTCGCTGTCACGACGCGACCATGCTTTCCCGCCATCACCAGCAACCCTAGTCTCAGCTCGTCCCACTGCGTTCCACAACGTCGGGGCTTTGTCCTCGCCGAAGTGCCACAGCTTCTCAGCCTTGACCTGCTGCATGAACCAGGCGAAGGCCGCTGCCTCATCACCTGGTCCTACTGCTATAAGGCGGTCGCCCCACTTTTTCTTCCCGTCTTCGATAAGCGCCGCGCCTGGCCCGCTCTTCGGTAGGCCCATAGCGAGCGGGCGGTGCTTCTTCCAGAGACGATCCATCTCGTCGAAAACCCAGCTAGAACCGGTCTTTGAGCAGCCTCGGGGGATCTCCAGGACGATCTTCTCACTCTTGTGGTCCCAAGCGCAGGAGATCGTAGCCGACTTGCCGTCCTCGTCAATGTCCGCGGCGAAAACGAGCGGCTGACGGGGGAATCCGGGGTCCTCATTGGTGAGCTTGCGCCATGCTTCCTCGCTGATGACCGACCAGGAGTCCTCGTCGCTAGGCCATTCGCCGATGCCGAGCCGCTCGCGGTCGAACTCCTCTACCGGCAGCTTGTACAACTCACGGCGAGTGAACGGCAGCGTCAGGCGGTATCCCGTCGCGGGATTGGACTTGAGCCAGCTCTCCGGGTTGTCCCGGTCGTCGTGCTTGTCGCACACGATGTAACCGTTGGTCTCCCGGCCGCGGATTTCGTCGCGGGGGCAGTCGTCGGTGTGCGTGACGGCCGAGTACTCGAACCCGAACATCTCGGGGGCCTTCCGGATCATGTCCTTCCGGCTCTTGGCCATCGCGAACGAGTCCTTCAGGCCGGCCGACCCCGCCATGATTATCTGGGGGTTGGGCCGAGCCGACATGGTAGGCATGGACGCGCCCACCTGCTCGTCTGAGAGGATCATGGCCTCGTCGTACACGAGACAATCACAGGAGAACCCTCGGCCTCCAGCGGAGCCCTGACGAGCGTGGAAGGCCAAGATAGGGGCTACCTTACGGCGGACCTGGGTACCTCGTGACCCGAAAATGAGCGTCGGCGCCGTAAAGAGCTCGATTGACTCCTCACCGTGACTGCCCGCGATGCGCTTCACGCGCTTACGGAGGGCCGGGTAGTTCTCCAGGGTGCTCTTGAGGCGGCGGAAGTGGTTCAGGGAGGTCTTGAACTGGTGCGAGGTGTGGATCAGCAGCTCTTCGCCGAGGACGAACATGCCGGCTAGCTCGCGGACCTCCAAGATCGTGCCCTTGCCATTCTGGCGGCTCACAACCATCAGGACGTCGGGCGCGGCCCAGTAGCCGTTGGGCTTCGTCGAGAGGATATTGGTGACAGACCACTCCTGCCACGGGTCGAGTTCGTAACCGAAGGCCTGCGACCACTCAATCACTTCAAGGGCCTGCTGGGCGCCGCATCCGGAGTCCGGGAAGTCGCGGGTACCGCCGCAGCGAAGGCAGGTCTCGACGGGGAGCTTGTGGTAGTCCGGCTCAACCCAGAGCCGGGGCATCTGAGGGGCTAGAATCGGGCCGGTGTAGCCGTCTAGCGGGTCGTATTGCTCACGCACCGGGCACGACCGCGGTCAGACGGAGTTCCTGGATCTTGACGATAGCAACTCGGGCTAGCTGCCTACACTCGTCGGGGGTCAGCTCCCAGCCACAGCCAGCAAAGTCCCATAGGGCAGCAGCAACTGCCTCTTCTACGTCAGCCCAGGAGTTCACACACCCAGTTTACGCAAGCTACCACGTTGCCTTGCGTAGGCGGCTGGCATGCTGGTAGGAGTAAGACCGTGCTCGCGACCGGGCATCCCATTCGTCCCGGCCCAGCCCGCCGTTGACATACTCGCCCTCTACCCACAGCTCCCAGTACCAGAGCCAGTCGCTGCCGACCTGCGTAATCTCGTGGACCTTGACCTCGTAGTCCGTCCAGATCGACCGGTTACTCATCCCACATCATCTCTACATGCCTTCCGAAGTCGGGTAGCTTCACGCGCTGTACGAAAGGCCATTGATCTATCTGAATCGTCCAGGTGTGCTGTGCCGCAGGACAGAGTTCCGGATGTGTCTGGAGTGTGGCGCCGATCAGCTTGCCGTCGAACCACAGGGTCCGGAACTTAATCATTGGACCGGTAGAAGTGCACAGCGAGGCCGCCTATGATCACGTACGGTAGCCACCGGTGCTCCTTGGAGAGCTTGGTCAGCGTCGGGGTCTTGCCGCTGAGGATCGCTGCGACCTCATACTGACACAAGCCGATCACCACGCCGCGGAAACCCCATCGCTTGAGGTGGTGCAGTAGCTCGTAGTTCATGGCCGACTCCTATCCGTCTGCCTTAATGCTAAAGAATCCGGTGACGTAGCCATAGTCGTCACGGTTAACTAGGCTCTGGAAGGAGACGGCATTTCCCTGCCCTCCTTCGGCGAACGCGCGATTTGCTATGGCGCTGGCTAGCTGGAGACGGGACCTTGACCAGTCTTCACCGGCTGGGGAGCGCAGCCAGTTGATGACGTCATTCACGGGTCTAGGAGCTGACAGAAGGGGCACGGAACCGTGTCGCAGTTGATGTCGTGGAAGTTGTTCTCGTAGTCGTCGGACTCGACGGGGCAGTCACACTTGGGCTCGCGGTTGAACACCCATTCGGCGCCGAACGATCCGAGACCGCCGCAGGCGCACTCCGCGCCCTCAAGGAACACCATCGCTAGTTCGTGGGCGAGCTGCTCCGCAGGCTTGTAGTCTTCGTCAGACATTCTCGGCCTCCACATCGGCTACTGCCGCGGCGAGCTCGGCCATTGCGATCTGGGCCTCGGCTAGAACCGCCTGGAGGGCGTCATACGCCTTGTCGAACCTCTGCTGTGCTGTCTGATTGCTCATCGCTGCCTCCTGGATTGGAATCGCTTGTACCCATAGAACCCGAGCCGCCGTCAGAGTATTCCACTAGGTAGCCGTTTCCGTAAAGAATGTGGCAGAGGCAGTGATGCTTCCACTCGGCGCCGCAGTCGAAGCAGGCGATCTTGGTGACGGTAGGACTCATCAGATACCGCCCTGCTCCCTCATCCGGCGCTCTCGGCGCTGCCGAGCGGTGTCAGTCTCGTCGTTGTCCTGGGTCTCGGGATAGAGATCCTTGAGCTGCATGAACATAAGCCGGAGTTCCTTGGTGTACAGGGTGACTTCTCGCGGACTGACGTCGCCCTGATCGAGCTGCCGAGCGAGAAAGAGCATGCTCACAGCCATTGAGGTCTCTCGGGCTTCCGGAGGAAAGTTCCCGAGGTCACGTAGAGTAGCCTCTTCAATGCCGCCTGCTGCTGTCATGCCCTCGGTTGCTGAAGCTGCCGCCCCGCACTCGCCGCACAGGTACACACCGCGGCTCTTTGCGTACATCTGGTCACCGGCAGCAACATCCTTGAAGCAGTGCTTGCACTTGCCGTTCTTCTTAGCCTCGAACCAGTCTGCCATGGCTCTAGACTACCGGACCCTTGGTCAGCAGGCGCTCAATCGTGAACACGGCCTGCGGAGACTCATCGTCATCGACGTAAGCTACTGCATAGCGATTCCCGTTCGTTGTCTTAATGACGATCGGTTCGACGCCGTAGAAGGCGGCTGCCTCCATGACGGCTACTGGGCCATTCGGATGCAGCTTCTCGTGCTGAGCGAAGAACGCGATCACTTCGTCACGGGTGTACTTGAAAGGACGCATCAGACGGCTCCGTACTGGGTGTGGTCGTTGAGGTAGAACGGGTTGAGCCCGAGGATAGGCACGCCGGTCTCTTCATGGATGCGTCGGCCGATGTCCGGGTTGTCCTCGGCCATGAAACTGATCTGGACACCCATCTTCAGGAGCTGCCGGATCTTGCTGACCTTCCAGACGCCGACGTTCACGCGCGAGCCGGTCGGCCGGAGAATGAGTTCGTCAAGAGGGATCGAATGCTTCGCGGCCCAGTTGTAGGTAGCTAGCCGAGCACAATCGGCTCGGCCGGATAGCGCGAAGTGCCAGTGGCTGTCCAGTGCTCGCATGACGGCTATAGGTCCGAGGATCGGGGTGTCGTCTATGCAGAGCATGGAGTAGTCGTCCCACGTCTTCTCGCGGCGCTTGATCTCCGGGATGATCCAGTGACGGTGCTGGGTGTCGGCGAGCGAACTATCCAGGTCCCACAGAGCAACCGGAACACCCCAGTCGCTGTAATGCTTGAGCAGCTCTTTCAGATCGTCCATTGAGGATTCCTTTGTTCGCGATGGCTTGCGCCTTGATGGTGATATCGGGGGCGCCGGGAGGAAACCGCGGTTCCATGCCGAGCAGGTAGCGGATGTGCTCCCACGCGGCCTTCCAGTGCTCGGACCCTACCGGGGCGGTCATGATCCACTCTTCCGCCTGCCGGAGCTTGTCCGGAGCGTCCTTGTCGGTGCTCACGCTTCGTCCATCTCGGAAGTGTACGGCTGCACCGTAACCGCGCCGTCCGCGGCCTCCACAGTCTTACCGTGTCCTATGAGGCTGGGGTTGAGTCCGTAGGCGGCGATGATGTCCTCTCGGTTCTTCGCCTTGGCTGCCGTGAACTCAATTGACGTCGCCTCGCACAGGTCTTCCTCGGCGATCGTGGCATGCTCGATCTCGCATATCTTCCATGGCTCGCAGTCGGGGCAGTACTTCTTGCCCGTCTGGGCGTTGAGCTTGTGACAGGTGAAGCACGGCAGCAGACCGGCAGCCGCGGCAGGGATGGTAAAGTTATCGAAGGGCGATGAGGAATCCGGACCCCAGGAGACGAGCTTAGCGTCCTTGATCACGGTGACGGCATCGTCCTCGCGTCGCGCCTTCAGCACCTCGTACAGCATGCCGTCCACATTGAACTTCAGTGCGCACAGCGCCGTCACGAGGTCTTTCTCCTCGGCGAGGTCGGGCCGACCGGTGTTCAGGCACCAGACATCGTGCCAGTGGCGCCGTTGGGAGTCCAGGTACGACGCGACGGGGATTCCCTTCTTCCAGTTATCGGGATCGCGCACCTTGCCATCCGCCTGGACCCGCTGCGAGTTCATGTACTCGGCGTAGGCCTTGTCGATGCTCGGGTCGAAGATGCGCGCGTACTGCATCTTGCCATCGTCGCTGTTCCGGGTCGCGCCGGTCTCGAAGTTCCTCATGCGCCAATCTCCCCAAGCCGGACGATGTTACCGTACGCTTCGACCAGGTCCTTGATCAGAGAGCCAGACCAGTTCGGGGTGTACGAGGGTATATCCTGCGGCACAAATACTAGCGTGAACTTCCGGGCGCTGGCATACCCGTACGACTTAGCGACCGACCGTGCGCACTCGGCGACCGTAGTGTCAGGCATGACCGCGAAGCTCCGGTTTCCGTGCGTGTCGTTCTGCACGTGGAGATTGACGCAATTGAAGCTGGGTGTCGCCTGGGTGGTCTGGCCCGCGGCCTGCTCAGTCTTGCCCCACGCAGCAACCTGCTCGGCCTCAACACGGGTGATCTCGTCGCGGAGATAGAACTCGGCCTTCTTCAGGTCCTTGAGGCTCGGCTCGCCGTCCTTGAGCCCAGTCCGCCAGAGGTACTTGATGACGTTGCCAACATTGAAGTTCATATGCCGGACGATGTCGATGCATTCCACGCCGCTCGGGTGGCTGTTGTAGTGCGAGGGATGGTTCACCTGGTCGTCAGTCATATACGGCTCCTGCCAGTAGACGGGGTGAGGCGATCTGAAGTAGGGGTACCAGTCGTGCGCGGCTACGTCCTGCCACAGCCCACGCGAGATATCGTCGTTCACGCCCGTATAACAGGGTCGCCGCGACGAAAATTCCCTGATTCAGAGCTTGGGCTCGCGGTAGCGGGTAGTTCCCTCGCCGCGGTAGTGCCTGGCCTTCATCTGGCTGACCAGAATTCGGTAAACCATACCCTTGGGCGCCGGAATCGCTGGAATCTCGCACATGACGCAAGAAAAGTGGTAGTGCGCGTAAAAAGGCCAGTACCAGCGCCTTTTGGCCTTCAGTACCGGCTCGTGCGTGCATCGCGCCGTTTTTCCGTCCACGTGGAGCTGCTGGGAGTCGAACCCAGATGATGCGATTGGCACGTAGCCTCTCACCGGACCGTTCAGCCCCGTAGCGGAGACGGGAGTCGAACCCGTATCGCCCGGCTTATGAGGCCGGCATGCTGCCATTGCACCACTCCGCGTAGAGCCTCAGGATACACCACCAACGGGCCTCGCGACGAAGTCTCCCTAACTCCACGGATCTTCGGTAGACCGAACAAATCCGTTGATAAGCCGGGTAAACCGCCGATAAGTCCGAGATACCAGGCTCGGGCAAAAGCCTCGTGAAGCGTCCGGCACTCGGCCGAGCAGTGTCTCCGGGCCTCGCGACGAGACCGCGGCCAGAATGCCTTCTTGCACCAGGCGCACATCAGGGTCCTCCGTCTAAGACGGCACGCTCGGCAGACCGGCTGGCCGGAATGGGTCCTTGGGCGCCACGTCAGGAGCTTGCAGACCCTACAGGGCGTGTTTTTGTCGTTACTCATCGTTTGGAGTCAGTTCTAGGTCCGGCGTGATCCAGAAGTCGCGGTTTTCGACCCAGCCGAGCTCGCGGAGGGTCTGGGCGGTCAATTCGCTGACGAGTGGGAGCTGCCGGGGCCTCGGTAGGTATTTCATGCTCGAAGTCTACGCGACGGGGGATTCTGCTGACGAAAGTACTTGCATGTGCAAGCAACCACGCGACGAAGTCGTTTTCGCAGGTCAGAGGCCGTTTTGCTGCGGGCGGGGGCTCGGGGTTTTCAAAATCGGGGAGAGATTTCGGGAAT